TTCGGTTACAATTTCAATATCCGGTGCCGTTTTGAGGGTGACAACGGTATTCAGCTCGGTAGCTTCCACTTCATAAGGTCCGGATAACGAGCCGTTTTTCTGCCGCAAAGCCAGCACATTGGCCACACCCTCGGTAAAAGTAACCGGCTCGGACAAGGTCAAGGTGAGGCCGTCTTGCGATAAAACTTCGCCGCCTTGTCCCCAATGTGCCATATCGTGTGTAATGGCAATTAAGTCCCCGTAGGTCGGGATCAGCCCCTCCAACTCGGTGGTAAAGGTTACAATCCGCCGCCGATAACGGTTAGCCAGAGCCATATACACCGCCTCACGCAAGGCTTGTTCCTTGTTGGTACAGCCAAACAGCTCCACCGTTGCGGTTTTATCGGAACTGGAGCCGACAAACGTTCCCGTCACCTCGGAAGTTTTCCAGGTGCTTTCCGAAAAATATTCCACACAGACGCTGTCGGCCGTATCTTCCGAAGGCATGATGTACTGGATAGAAAGCGAGTTTTTGACGATATTTCTGGGGCCGAACAGCGCAACCGGAACGGTTTTGGGTTCATCTCGGACCACACGCACCACACCGCCTTGAATAAAAGGAACGGCGCGCCCGACTTTCGCCACACGCGACAAGGCTTCATAAACCGTCAGCTTGCTGTCAAACACCGCATTGAACGTATCGCCGCGGCTGCTCCATTTAAGATCCAGTTGGTAGAGAGCGTCTAAATCTATGGCTTTGTCGGTGAGTTTGGCACCATAATCGGCTTTTAAGATGTCGGCCAACGCCCACGCAATGGAACGAGTGGCGACGTTTTCCGTCCAACCGCTTGTCGGCGACCAGATCGGGATTTTTCTTGTGACGATACAGTTGACCAAACGGCTGGAGCGTTGCGAGAGATTGTCGGTGGCCCGCATAATGATCGCAAGCAAGGTCACGTTGCCGTAGTCTTTTTCAGAAACGATATAGCCTTTGGCGTAGACCCAGCGGATTTCGTGTCCGGCACGCGAGCTATCATCCTTTTCATCTAAACGGGTGGCGCGAACTTCGTAACGCCCCTCTTCCACGTTATAAGTGTAAGTTTTATAAATGCCGTCTACCGTCGCGGCCGTCACGCTTTCCGTCCCGAGGGTGAACCAATCGCCGAGGGCGTTGTCCTCATCATCAATCAAACGGGCATCAACCCGCCATTTGACGGTTTTAGCGTCCAGATTGCCGCTGTCGTTGGCATAATAAAGACCTTTCTGGAAAGCTACATCAACTTCTATCTTATTTATGACACTTTCGCTCGGATTAAGCACAAAGCCACCGCAGATTTCATCTTTAAGCAGCTCTTGTCCGGCAACTTCAGCCGAAGTTACCACATCTTCATCAAACAGGGTGTTGCTTTCCTTGGGGTTGATGATTTGGTAGGTGATTTCCTTAAACGAGCTGATCGGCGTGTCTTCAATGCGGATTTGCTCCACATCATAGTATCCTTGCCCGATACAATGCAGCTGATAAACGTACTGTTCGTTGTTTTGATAGCGATAATACGGTTGGGCGGCAAAATCCGGATAAATCAAGTGCCGACCGTAGATGACCGGTATCGGATTGCCCAAACGGGCCTCATTGCCTTGTGCTTGCAGCGAATATGTCGTGCTTTGCGAATACGCCGACGAGGTCATGCCGTTAAGCGAGGATTTAGGCGTTGGCACCAACGTATTAACCAAAATGCTACCGCTAATGGAAACGGCAGCTGCCGCGGCTGCACCCCATGCCGTACCGTAGGCGGCCGCAACGGCTCCACCGGTATAAACCGAGGCCACAATAACGGCAACCGTTAGAACCACGTTCACCGGATTAGAGCTGCTGCCACCACCGCCCAAAGGAAGCGAGATAAAGCTGACAACTGCCAAATCTTCAGGTGCTTTATCCCAGTCCTTACGGAGCGTTGGCGCGCCGTTGACCAGACAGAGGACCGGCAAGGTTAAATCAACGTGTTGGTCGCTGATGATCTGCCAAATATTCTGCGATTGGGACAAAATATGGCTGATCCGCCCCTTATCCGGCTGGCAGGGATTGGTAAAGTAATTAAAATAGATCAAGTTTTTCTCCGCAAAATTTGCGGAGATAATTAGCCTTTTTCTCCGCAAAAGCATATTTATCTTTCTTTGACGCGGTAGTAACTGTGCAAGAACCAGCCGCAAAGATTCAGTGTGACGACATTTTGGAACACCACACCGCTGCCGCGTACGCAGTGCAAGACACCTCCGCCGTCAATATCCAGCCAAATGCCGGCATGAACGGGATTTTTGGCTTGACGCATGAGAACAACATCACCGTCTTGCGGTTTGGATACTTCATCAAAAGCCTGAAAGGCTTGATCATTCCGAAAAGCCTGCAACACATCACGCAAGCATTCCGGATTGACATTGACAGGCGGCACCTTATAACCGTATTCGTGCTGCAAGATAAAACGAACAAAGCCCCAACAGTCAAAACTATCAGGGCCTTGCGCACCTGCCACCCAAGGGCGACCTATGTATTTATTGGCAAAATGTGTCATCTTGAGAGCCCCGGATATTTTTTCACCGTATAGTTTTCGGACGGAAAGGATTTGTTGCCGATATCCATCATACGGGCGGTTGCGGTGATTTTTAAGACATCAACCTGAATATCCGAGATTACCAACGTAATCGGCGGATCCATTTGCGGACACGACGTGTCGTCCGACAAATACGGGCGATACGTCATTTCAATCATATCTTGCGTTTCTATGGCGTTATCCAGATATTGCATAAGCTCGGTTGAAACATTGTCCAATGTCAGCGTAATTTCCGGTACGGGGACGGCTTCCACCGGAGGCAGCTGCAAATCAAAGGCCATCGCGATAAATTCTACTGCCTTACCGGCATCAAGGGCCGCCGTATCCTCAAGTGTGCAGATATGGCTAACGTTATCCCGCACCACCCGAATAGCCGTCAAATTGCCGTCATCATCTATAAAAGACGGGTGCCGAAGCTCCAAGGTGTGCAAAATCGTGACATTGCTCGGTGCGGAGGCATACGCCTCTTTCAAGGCCTCGGTTAAGGTTTCATCTGCCATAGCTACTTTCCTTTATAGATAATCTTTACATAACCGGCCGAACCGAGGCTGTCGGAAAAGACCGCCGCGCTCTTCATATAGGTTGTGGCACTACCGCCGGAGCCGCTGCCGTACGGCGGATAAGGCGATTGAACACTCGGAGTTGAGACGGTACCGTTGGTGTAGCCGGTGTACCAACGGTTATAGGTACCGGCGTTACCGTTACTGATGAGCGTTGAAGAAACCAGCTTGTCAGTATCATAAGAAAGAACCGTACCAGCCGAACCGCCCTCTTGCACAACCGGATTGCTAAAGCCGGCTTTACCGGCACCACCGCCTCCGACACTACAAATCGCCCCGACTGTGGTTGTCCCGCCGGCTTGAGAGGCTGCCGTTCCCGAAGTGGCAATCGTGGCAGAAGCTCCCAATGCCCCGACCGTTATGGAAATTGAACCGGCCGATAGCCTGAAAACGGCATCAACAACCGCACCCGAACCACCGCTTGCAGCAACGGCAATCGTGTATTGCAAATTGCCCAAAGCCATGAGGCCGGCACCACCACCGCCTCCGACAGCAATCACTTCATATTGACCGTCTGCTTCCAGATTGGCAGTATAGGCACCGGCAACAGACTGCTCAAAAACAACCTGATTATCGGTATAAATCTGTTTTTCAAGTGCAACTGCTAGCGTCTGGTTCTGGCTGACGGTAAGCGTACCGGTTTTGCTGTCATACCCGCTACAAGATACGGTATAGCTGACGGTTGTGCCTTTTTTGACCTTAATGGAATTGCCGTTTACCGTACCTGTGGTACTAAAGCTAACCGTTGCATTGCTTGGTGTCGGAGCAATCGTTAAGGTCACACCGGCAGACCAGACAAGAGTTGAACCGTAATAGATCTCGCCGATTGCTGACGATCCGTAATAGACTGCGCTGATTTTACTGCCGTTTATCTGGATACTCATGAACTTTCCTTTACAAAATAGAATGTGGTGGCGTTTGTACCGGTTGGGAGACTGTCCACAACCTCAAGTGCAGAGCTGTCCAGCTTGTTGCCTAAAGCCGTATTGATACTTGCTTGGAAATCGCTCATCTCCGTCCGAACGGCCGCAATATCCGTATTAACCTCAGTAAGGGCGGTATAAACCGCCCCTGAAGTCACCGCATTTGCCGAACCTGACACCGGACTTGCATCTAACTTGACTTTTCCGGCCGTAGAGGTTGAGGCTGTCGGCAAGTTATCCGTATATGGCAACAGATATTCGCCGTTGCGGTTTTTAAGTTTGACGTTTCTGCTGGTCAAGGCTTATCTCCTTACATTTCTTCATAGGTGATGACTTCGGCTTTGGTGGCGTAGGTGGTTGTGATGACGTTTCCGTTGGCATCTGCCGTTGCTTTGGCTGCCGTTCCGTCCGCCGCTAACGCCCCAACATCGGAATATGTCAAACTGATGTTGGAAGAAAGGGCCTTGTTATTAACAGTGCGGTCGGTCGGTAC